TGAACGTGCAAAGTTTCCGTAATAAAGAATTTGAGCGGGAACTGTTGAAACTTGAATGCTCATATTAAACCTCTGCTGCTAATACTGCGACATTTGGTGTGCCAGATGCTGAGATAGCATAAATCTGATCGGAAGCAAGTAAATCTATTGTATATGTTTGACCTGCTAAAAGAGCAAAACCATAAGCTGATGTAGTAACTAAAGAAGATCCTAGATATACAGTAATTACTGGATCTAAATTTTGTACAGAAATTGAAGCTTTGCTTTCATACGCAACTTCATTTGCTAACGAAATACTTACTAATGTTGGGGTAGAAGCATTAAGAGCTACTACTTGATGTGCTATTGCCATTTATTTCTCCTTCTTTTTCTGTATTAATTATATCACTGATCTTACGTGAACGTACTTTATTGGGGTTAGGTATAACCTCTGCTGCAGGTTTAGTCCCTGCCTTTCTGAACCTAAGAGATTCCCATAAAGCATGTGGTAACGTATGAACACCGTAATGCGTTCTATGATGATTAACACATAAAGTTTCAAGATTTCCTGGGCTTTCTAACCACTGTTGAAATTCTTGATCATTTTCAAAATGTAAACCAAAATATTCTTCTATTTTTTTTACATCAGCATTTGGAATTTGCGAAAACTCCACATGTGTATGATGTAATTCTATTTGACCTCCACACAGATCATCATTAATGTTGCATTTCCAAAGTCCCGCTTTTTTTATTTTCTTTTTTGCTGCCAAAAAATATTTATAATTAGGATCTTTTTCCCTTGGGTCATGTTCTGGAATGTGTGCCAGAATTGAAAATGTCATTTTTTGATCGTGTGCATCTGTCATGATAAGTTAATTATACATGAAAAAATAAATATTTCAGAGCCCCCCGTCAGGATTGAACTGACGACCTTCCGCTTACAAGGCGGATGCTCTACCACTGAGCTAGGGAGGCGTGGAGCGAATAGCGGGAATCGAACCCGCACATTAACCTTGGCAAGGTTACGCACTACCACTATGCAATATTCGCAAATGGGGGCTATACATGGATTCCAGCACCGAATGACGCTGCCCTATCTCTCCGTGACTCTTACGCTACGGGATATGTATATGTAACTATAACATCCTAAGAAAGTGCCATGTATAGCCTTGCTTCCCATCATGGATTCGAACCACGATTCTCGCCTCCAAAGGGCGATGTCTTGCCGTTAGACGAATGGGAATGAGTGGGACAAGTAGGACTTGAACCTACGATTACCGAATTATGAGTTCGGGGCTTTAACCAACTAAGCTATTGTCCCGTGGGACTAGTTAGGTGATCCTTGTAGTTTGTTTTGGATTAGTTTGTCTCGCTCATCAATAATTTCATATGAAAGTTTTTCTAATGCGGATTCGTTATTTTTATAATGGTGACCACAAAACATCAATTGTCCTGTTACTAATTTTACAAGAACAAGTGCTTCTGCAGAACATTGATCGCAACGATCTTGAGGTCCCATTATATACTCTCTAGTTACTTCTTCTTGTTTAATTTCTGTAGTCATCATAATAATTATATCGCTTTCTATTATTAGTTAATAATTTATTGCTGGGGAAACAGGGCTCGAACCTGTGACCTAGGCATTAACAGTGCCCCGCTCTGCCAACTGAGCTATTCCCCATCTTTTAATTGCCTAAAGGGTTATTTCCAACCATCTTAAGCAAATCTTCTGGAGTATTAATCATTCTTCTTTGTGCTTCATATTTACCTAACTCAACCATTTCTTGAGCAATTGTAAACATCATATCCATTAATCCTTTTGCATACTTTTCATCATTAGGATCAATCTCTTCTATTTGACGCTTCATATTAACAGATGATTGTGTAAAATAATCACACAATGATGTTAAAGAAATGTAAATATCATCTTCATCTTCTATTGTTTTAATTGTTCCGTTTGCTATCATGTCTGTAGTCTATCAGAGTATTCTAAAGCTGTCAACAGGTATTTCATCTTCATCATCAATATTAAGAAATTCCCTTAAACTAGTTGGCATTTCTTTTTTATGTGGATTTACAATAGTTTTATTTCTTATTAATCTTGCTTCTGATTCTTTTCTTAACTCTTCAAGTTCATCTTGAAATACCCCAGAATAACTATAGATTTCAACTTCTTTATCTGCATCTGGTGGGGTTAAAGATATGGCATTATAAACTGCCCCGCAAACAGCATCTGAAAGGTCTTTAGAGCCTTTTCTAGGGTGATCTACCTTATCCTTTACAATACGTAATTGAAGCAATTCATCAATAAGCAATTGAATTTTTGGACCATGTAATCTTTCTTCAGTTAAAGATAAAGACAAATCTTCATAATGTTTTTTAGCAACAGAAAGAATTTCTGTTTTAATTCCATGTACTCCCAACTGTTGCATCATGTCATGTGAATTCCAACGGTCAAATGTAACCATCTTTAAGTTAAATCCACGATCTCTAATATTAGTTATATAATCTTTTACTTCTGTAAAATCAACAGACTTTGATGCTGTAGGTGTCCAATATCTTATTGCATCTACTACAACTCTAGGAGCTGCTTCTTTGTATTGTTCCCCAATTTTCATTGTTACCCAGCCTTCCACGTGTGCTAAAGCTACGGCACAATGGTCGTGTTTTTGCGCCAAATCCACGTGCATAAAATATGTGCGGTCTGGATTTGGTTTAAAATCATCTCTAATTCTTCCATAAGTATCAACATTAATTGCTGGATCACTAAAAGCTTTTTCAATTACTACACGATTTTTAAAGAAAGCATCTGTTGCGTCGGGTGGCATACATGCAAAACGTGACAAAGCGTCTGTTGGGTCTGTGTAAAAGTCAATAGTAAAATCTTCAATCTTACGTGTAGGATTAATATCCCAAGTAGGTCTTTTTAATGCAAACATTCTTGGTATAGTATAACTAACTATATGATCTTCTTCCCATTCAATTTCAAATTCATTTCCTTCAGCACCATCTGGAAGTTCTGGGTCAACCTTAAATTTATGATGACGCAAAATAACTTCTTTTTCTGCAACCGCTTCATTGTATTTTTGTTGTATGTAATCCATCTTAAATCGTGGAAATGAAAGCAAAATAACTTTGCCAAAATCTGGGAAACGAGAATTTACTGATGCACGATACATTTTATAAATAGATGATGCAGTTTTTGCTTGTTCATGACCCGTTGTTGATTCTAGTTCAAAACCTGAAATTTCATCAAGAATAATTACAAGTACGTTATAACCTTCCCAAGCTTCTCTTTCTGAGTGACCTGAGTGAACTGTTACAGATTTATCAAATTCAACCATGTTGGCTTTAGCAACATATTTACCTTGAAACCAAGGAGATTTTTCAATGCGTTGATTAAAACCTTTAAAAAAAACTCGGTTAGCCTGAACAGCGTTAATAGCAATATTAATAATATCAATTGCATCTCCTGGTGGTTTGCCGTAGTATCTTGCTGGATCTGCTAAACAAAGAAGCAAATGCACCATATAAGCACAAGCAATAGTAGAAGTATAATCTTTTCCAGAACCCTTGCCAAGTTGTAAAATTACTTCGGAACAAGTTTGTTTAAATATTTTTGTTCCTTCTTCTTGACCCCATAATTTAATTAAAGTTTCTTTTTTATAAACTTGAGTCATAGCTTTAATCATTTGATATTGTGATTCAGATAAAGGGGGTAGCCCAAGGTAATCTTTATCGGTTACAAATTGCTCAATAGTAACTGGTTTTTCTGTAAATTCATCACCTTCAAGTGCATCTAAAAATACATCAAAATCATTCATTAATTATAACTGCCTCTACTTGACCAGTAACTTCTGACAATCTCTTTGATACTTCCCACTTGCAATGATCACAATTTGAAGTAACATCTCTAAGTATCCCAATAAGTATTTCTTGCTTTCTTTCTGATTCTAAGATTTGATCTGCCATAGAGTCATTTTCAAGAACTCCCGCCTTATTAAGCATGTCAATTCGTTTTGCTTCAATATCAGCAATAAGCTTAAGTGATTGTGCTTTTACATTAAGTGCATCTTGAACATCTGCTTGTTCTACTGTACGCCAAGCTTCTTTAATAAGCATATTATAATGTTCGTCTGCTCCAGCAAGTGCTTCTCTAGCACGAGATTTTATAGCACTACTATCTTGCACTAAAACTTTCCAAGTATTTATATGCGTGTCAACTTGAACACGTGTTAACTCAAGACTACGTGCAATTTGTGCTGGAGTATTACCTTTAAGTAATTCTTCAACAACCTTGTTCATTTGGTCAAATTGACCTGCAACTTCTAATTCATTATTCATTATCTGTTTTATAAAACCCTGACCCCTTGAACTGAATTCCAACATTGTTTACCATTACTCTAGCCATATAAGAACCACACGGGCAGGTCATTGGAAGATCCCTGTCATCTACGTTTCTTTTCTCTTCAATAATATGATTTTCATCATCTAAGCATTTATACTCATATGTAGGCATAATCTATTATACTCCTTCTATACCGTCTTTGTCAACTGATTTTTTTACTAATGGATCTTCAATCCATTGTACATAATTGCCATCTTTCCACTCTTGGCTTCCATAAATATGAGTTACTGCTTGAAAATGAAACTTTCTCCACTCTTCATCGCCAGAGTAACAATAAAATCCATTTTGTTTAGCAACATCTGAATCATTAAATTCTACCATGTCATGTATCAATCCCTTTTTAGTAGAATCAAAATGTGCATCTGCATTTGGATCCTGATCATCTATACCCAAAGCCTTGCATATTCCAGAAGTCCACATTGCGGGACCTGTCATATAATGAACAAAATGGGGTTTGCTATAATCTGCTTCTTCTAATCTAGAAACCATTAAATCAATTACAGTTTTTAATATTGGATGACCCGCAGTTGCTGCAAATGTCCATTGACAAAAATGCTGATGATGTTCTGGACACACAATAAAACTTTTATCTTCTTTCATCCATGAAGCTATAGGGGAATGACAATTTGTATCAAGATCAGCATATACGCCACCAAATTTATATATAACAAGGTAACGCCATATATCACCTTTCATAACTCCTACAGGAACATTTATAAATAGGTCATACATTTTTTGACCATATTCCTTTTTAATAAATTCCCCCGCTTGCTTATCGTCCATGTAGCGATGCTTGTATTCTGGATTGTGGAACTCCCAAGTGCTTATAGCAGCTTTTGCATATGCTGGAAGTGTTTTTATGGGATCTTTGTACGTTTGCCAAATTATTTTAGGAATCATGATAAAATTTTTCTTTCTTGTTTTCTTTGAAAAGTTGATTCAATTGCAGCAAGAGTACAGCCTATTGTTGAATAAGGTTTTACTGTATAACAATTAAAAACATTAGTTTGACGATAAAAAAACCAATCCAAAGGCAGTCTGATACCCTGCTTAGTAAAATCTAATATTTTTTTAGCACTTCTTTTATTTACAACATAACAAAGCATAGACCAATCTTGATAAGATTTGCATACATTATCTTTGCCTACATCGTGTGACTCATGGTTGTATTTTAATTTTTGATCTTTAGGGACAAAATAACTAAACATATCCCACCACAAAGGCAGTTCTTTAATATATTTATCTAACAAAGTCATATAGTTTTCATCATAAATAATGTCATCTTCCATTAAAATTGCATAATCATTATCAGAATCAATAAAAGCTTTTAATGCAAGAAAATTACTAGCCCAAATTCCTACTTCACCGTATCTCCAACCTTGTATATTGTCAAGATTGTAGCCTTTAGGATCAATATTAAAATCTGAATTGTTTTTAATAAAAGATTCATATTCTTCTTGATTTGAAATTTTTATTGTAGGAGTAATTAGTTCATTAGAATAATCTGCCAGATAAGAATTAATTGACTCTGTGTATGCATGTCTTTCATTATCTGAATCTAAATGAAATACTTTATGACAAAAACTCATTACTTAGTCCATTTTCTTTGTTGCTTAATTAAATTGTGTTTTTCTAATGCACGTTGTATAGTCATATGACTACACTTAGCTTCTACCGCCATCTCAGTTGTCTTTTTCTTTTCGACTACATATCTTTTGAATAGCCATTCTTTAGACTCATATAATTTCATTTATTGCATACCAAGCTATTCCCGCAGCATCAGCGACATTATCACTTTGAACCTTGATGCCAAGCGTGGCAACAAAATCAATAGTACGCTGTTTTCTGCG